GAAAAATAAAACTTTTTCTAATAACAAAAATAGTTATAACGACTATAAGAAAAAGGAGTGGCAAAAACCACTCAAGGACGAAGAAGGTAATCTCCTGTGGCCCGACCTAAATTCAATAGGCAACAACGGCGAGCCACAGAAGTTTAGGAAGCAAGACGCACCTGTCAAAGCACCTAAAAACCCAACCTTACCTTTACCCACCCAGGAGTATAAGTTCCCAAATTATACTTACAAAGTCCCATTAGAGTTACATCTAATGGATGAGAAAGCATGTGCAACTACTTTCCACTCATCTCAAATAGGTAAACATCATATACCTATTAAATGTGTAGATGAAGAGTTCCTCAGGCAAGTATATCCTGAGAGGCAGTTTGAACATGAACAGAATGAGAATCCACACGATTTCTTAGCCCGCTTGAGACTTATAGGAGAGTCGGATGGTTTAGAAGAAAGTCTAACCTACCAATCTCTTACAGGGAAATACCTACAAACACCCGTGTTTGTAGGTGCTAGCAGGCGAGAAATGTCCCGGGGACTAAAAGGCGTATATCTCACACCAACCTTGTCATTAGCAGACACACATAGAGATATCAAAAGACGCCCACTCATCAATCAGATCAAGAATGCGCAGGAATTAGGCTTCAAGTTAGAAATGCACTTGAGCAATGAAACTCTCAGTGAGTTTATCGACGATTTCAAGATCAGTGATGAGCAAACTCCTAAAGACAGATTCCACTACCAATTCACAGATTCAATTTATGACATACCTGTGGAAGATGTAGTGGAGGCATGCAGGTTCGCAACGGAACACACCGGCCCAAGAGTAGTTGGGTCAGGTACTATGCATGTTTTCCAAGGATCAGGTGATATCATGTTCGGAGACAAGACTTTCGGCACTCTATTGTTAACTGACTACGAAAATGGAGACAGTACAGTTACAATGAGAGTCGAAGGAAATGGTTTCCCATATGAGCATACACCAAGGCTTTATAATAAATTAAAAGACCAGGATATCATAAGTTTAGGAGACTGTGGTGAGGGAAGAGAATTGTTGATGATGGTAAGGAAGAGGATTAATTTAGTAGCCACCCATTATTTAACGTATGTGCTGACTGTCGTTGAAAAACGCATAATGCCCAGACGTGCGAAAATGGAGACTATTATATTGGAGAAAATGCTTAGACATAAAACCCAAGTAACCGGAGAATACGAATTGGAGGATCTAGAAAAACTAGCCTCCCTTGAAGAAAACAAGAGTACCGTTATGCAGACTGTTTGTGATTCAGATATTAATAAAGAAGTTAAGAAAGAATATCTGAAATTTACAAAAACAGGCGTGCACTCGGTTGGTCAATGTACCCGGTTAATGGTGGAAGATAAAGGTGCCTACCTCATTAGGAATGTAAAAGGAGTGTATAAAACAAAGAAATTATGCAGAAAGAACTTGGATCTCAATCCTTTCAATGAGATCAACAACGTTCTAACAGTCGGCTCCCAAACCTGGGACTTCCAAGTTGCCGATAGTATAATTTCTCAGATCACCAAGTCAATCATCACAGCTGCGAAGATTGACACCAAAACACTCAAAGAGGTTACTAAACTCTGTTCGACACAGCTGGGAAATGGCAGTCTTAGTGAATTTGCCGTACCAGTCGTCCTTTCTGCACTGACTGATGGATACGCGACCGAAAAATTACTCACAGCAATTGCCGCCTCAAAGATGGTTACTAACTACAACGAAGTTAAGGATGGAGCTTACTCCACTCCTGTTGGTGGATTCCAACAATTGAAATGCTTCGTAGCTAGTATCTTCTCTTCAGAGGAGGCAACTAGTTGTGAGTGAAGCGGCTCGCGTCATCAAAACGACTACTGCTACAAAGGGGGGATATATGGACATACCCGAGAAAGCACAACTGTAAAAGGGCTGTGCACTCATGAAGGAATGAAACCAGATCTGGACTGCGTCCAGAACCCAGAAGTAGCAATTACAGGCAAGTATGGATTCAAGAATTCTCTTGAAGAAATACCTTGTACTTGTAAACAAGAAGCAGTAGTCGCAGCAAGAAAAATCCTCCCGACTGCAGATAACACACCAGAAATACTAGTGTATAACAATTGCGCTAGGAGTGTATTTGCAGCATTCATCAGACAGTGTAGAGTAACAGTATTCTCCGACCCAGTAGCATTAAAAGAATTCGAAGTATATCTAGAGAAGAGATGGTACCCGGTATTCGATGATGTAGTTACCATTCTTTCGTATGAATGGGCTGGCTTCTATAATCATTTACCTAGAAGGAAGCAATTACTTCTAGATAAAATAGATTGGACTGATAAACAGGCTTTAAGTAAATATGAGTATCATATTTTCTGTAAGCGTGAAAAACAGATTATAGAAAGTTGGCTTAAATTACCAAAGAATCGTGCTATATCAGCACCGAACGAGGAAGCAAAGGCGGTTTTAGGACCAGTCGTTTGGGCATTAGAAGCAATCATAGGCGATCTAATCCCAGGCTACGCGCACCCTGATAAAAATTGGAATGATTATGAAAAATTATTATCAGAGTACTGGCGCGATGGATTCCAGTTCGTTATACAGGGGGACGGTTCTGCATATGATTCTACTCAATGCCAGAAGAAGAAAAGTTTAGTTGAACACGTTTTATATAATAAGATAGTGGACAGAGGAAAAATTCATCATGTTGACCCTGAAATTTTCCGCGAAGTCGCCACGAAAGCTAAACGAAAATTAACAGCAGATGTGATAACTAAAGAGGGTAAAATACACCTAGCATCTGCAGA